AGAATTTCAGCCTTCATAATTACGCCGTTGTATCAATCCAGCAATATGAGAATGTTGCCGCCGCTTGGTCGATTGCTCCTGCGGTTGGATTGTAAAGATAAACGGTGACTGTATCCGCGGCTGTTACTGCGGCGCCAGCGAAAATCAAATCATCATTGAGGTCTGAAGGTGGATTCACAATAATGATGTCGGTTGTAGCCGCACCAGTCAATGTGAATGTAGTTGCTCCGCGGGTTGTTGCGGCGAGAGAAGCAGGGTTGATTTCTACGGTACCAAACTCGATACCGTAAACGGTGTCGTTATCGCCAACCACTAATGCTCCAACTGCTACTTCACCCTTGGAAATTCTGTTTACTAATGCCATTTATTTTTCTCCTTATGAATAAGGGGGCAGGACTATGAAAGCCCTACCCCCTTTTTCGACTAACTAAGCGACGATGGTTGTCCAAAAATAACCGAGGTCGGAAGCGATGACTTTGTTATCCCAAGCCATTTCTGCTTCAACGCGGTCACTCTTGATTGATTCCATACGGAACGAAGAAGTTCCAATTGTTGCGCCGAGTCCGCCTGAAACACCGGTCCAAGCAAAGGTGTATCCAGCGGAAGGGGTCAATAGACCGGGTTGTGGAGCAACATGAGCAAGAAGAGCGCCCTTACCGAACGCGAATGAATACGCTTCGGAGGCACCTTCATTATTCGTCGCCTTGACTGCCTTAGCAACCATAACGCGAGGAATATCGAACATCGCACCGAGCATGTCGGTTGTGATGGTCTGTGAAGAGGTGTACTTGATACGGTCTACCAAGTCAGGGTGATTCTTGAGGCTCTTGAATACATCGTAGCCAAGAACGAGAGTGTTTGCTTCCATTCCAGTACCGGAAAGAATCTCAGCCTTACCTGCCTCAATATCAGAGATTGGGTCAGATGAGGTGTAGTCAGACCATTGCTTTGTCTGTCCTGAAGATGGTGCGCCAGCAACACCAGTTACATCATCTGCCCAAACACCTGTGGTGAAGAAGTCAGATACGAACTGAAGTTCCTTACGGAGCAACATGCGACGGGTAACGAACTCTGTTGCCTCACGAAGAGGATTCAAAGGAGCGTCAGCGTTAGCAACGGTTTGGTCATCAACATCTTTGTGGAAAGCATAAACATCAGCAGAATATGTTCCAGTTGAGATGTTGTAACCGCCACCAGCAGATTCAGTTCCCGGAGCGCGGCGTTGTGCCTCGTCACGGAACCAATCGTTCTTGGTGTAGGTGAAGTATTTATCGCTCTTCTTATCGACAGGGATTACAGGGAATACCTTGTCAGCGATAAAGTTATCTTGGTTCTGTAAGTAAGCAACCGAGATGTTTGTAAGAATCGCGTCCACATGGACGGAATTGATATTTGGCTGTGGCATTTTTTATTTTCCCCCTTATGCCGCTCTGCCCGGATTGGCGCAGTTGATTACGGCGGTGACGATGTTTCCATCTGCCGCAGATTCGGTCAGAAGAGTTCCAACAACATACTTGGTGGTATCTGTTCCAGCAACTAAAGCAACTGCCTTACCTGCTGAAGATGTGCCAACAAGTGCGCCTTCACCGATTGCCGCACCAGCGACAATCTTTGTTCCACCGACAACAAGCACTTCTGCTTCTTGTCCGGAAGTTGGAGCGTTTTGAAGTACGCCAATTGGAATATCAGTAGCCGCAGCCGCAGCCGCAACTTGTCCTGATGAATTCAATTTGACGAATGTGTACTGTAATGCGGAAAGGTCAGCCGCCGCTACGAGGGTGACCTTTACCGAGTAATTAGAGATTTCGTATGCCATGTTTTAGGCACCTTTCTTCTCGGATAGGTACTGGCTGTAAAGGTCAGGGTTTTTTGTAGCAATATCAGCGATGGCTTGTGCCATTGACTTTGATACTCCCTCTTCGACTGCCGACTTTGCCAATGCCGTCATACGGTCATAAGCATTGCCCGTTGGGAAGTCTGCGGATTTGCCTATCTCCGCAAAAATTGATGCTGATTCCGCCTGAGCATTTACGGAAGAGAGAACCTCTTCAATGCTCTTTGCTAGGTCTGAATCTACTTCGTTCAAACGGCGAAGCGCCGGTCCAACTTTTTCAGCATTGAGATTGAGATTAGCCCAACCTTTTGCTTTCTCTACTGCCTCGGCGTCAGCGCGAGCAATGCGCTCCTTGCGGAGTTCTGCTGTTGCGGCTTCTGCTTGTGTCTTGAGGTCAGTAATCATTTTGACAACTGATTTAGGAGCAGACTTCATGTAGGAATTGATTTTCTTTTCTTCATCATCTTCCATTTTTTCTGTCTCTTCAGAGGGCTTTTCCTCGCTCGCCGCCATTTCAACTTCCAATTCAGGTTTTTTATTTTCCTTTTCGGCGAGTTTGGCTTCGAGTTCTGCGATACGGGCTTGAGCCGCCGCAAGTTCTTCCTCTACGGTCTTTTCGACCGGCTTCTCCTGCTCTTCAGTTGCCGAAGTGTTTTTCTGCTCCATATTGGAGTCCTCCTCGGTGAGCGATTTGTCTAGCACCCTCTGAACTTCAGATTGACTGGCAGATTTCATAACCAACCAGCCTTCATGTAAGTGAGCCGGATGGTCCACGCCACTTGTCTCTTCAATAGCAAGATTCACCATTTTACGAGTGCGTGGCTTGGGCAAGGGTCTCTCCTTACAAATAAGAGGCAAGCCTTTTAGCATCCGGCTAAAAAAACTAACCTCGGGTCTTGACAGATGAAGAATACCACAAGTGTAATTTCAACCTTTTTACTGGCGAGCCATCTCCCGGGTTCTAGCCAAGGCATCAATGAGGTTAGGAATTACCAGCATTGAGAAAGGATTTTCGTTAGCCCAAAAGCGAGCCAATCTAAAGGCAAAATCATCTTTGTCGATTTTAGCCCAAATGAAAAATGCTTGGGTTTCGTTCGGAAGAATAACTTGGATTCCGGAAAAGCCGGGAGGTGTTTCAACCGGGATTGCTAGAAGGTTCATTGAGGAAAGAACTTCCATCGTGTCATCAATAATTGTTTTCATTTTTTTGACTTTGGAGGTCGAAGAATATCCATCATATCCATTGCTTCCATATCATCATCGTCTGAGGAACTTCCAAACTCCCCTTCAGAATCATCGTTACGGCGACGGTGCCTTGGATGTAATCCTTCGCTATCAACATATTCACCTTCAGAGTCACCATCTCGTCTACCGTGGCTAGATTGGTCGTGGTCGCCGTGTTTGTCTACTTCTTTTTTATCAGAGGCATAACGATGACCCTCGGGTAATAAATCTTGGTCATAAGGCGAGCGCTTGAATCTACCTGTCCTCAAAGCGTGTAAGAATCCATTGACTCGACCCATTGCCCATTGCTCTCGACCTGTCACATTCGGTCGGACTGAAGATGGGTTTGATGCGTAGGCACCAACGCCACGGTCATAAACTTGTTGTAAAACTCCGAGAGATGTTCTCTTGCTTTTTACATCACCTACGGATTCGTTGTGTTCTTTTACCTTATCTCGCAAAGTGCTTTCGGTGGATTTTTCTAAAGTTTTATCTGTCATGCGTAATTGACTTACAGGTTTAGCAACTCTTCTGTCCGTCTCTTTCAATCCCGATTCTGTCTCAGCATAAACACGGATGGTCGCTATTGGGTTTTCCTCAGTAGCCTCTTCAGATTCATCGCTTCCAGCGATTGAGACTGTGCCACTTCTTTTTATACTCTCAACTTTGCCCGTAGCATAACTTGTGGCTTGGGGTGGTTTTTTGACCGCATATAGAACTACATCGCCAACATTGACATCTTTGGATTTTTTTACTTTATAGTTTTTCATATCAAAAGCCATGCGACGCATACCGTCAGCAATCATAGAAGCGGCGTAACCGCTAACTCCGCTGATGCCATATTGATTTACGGCATCTTCAATCATTTTGTATTCTTGTTCAGGCATGTTTGCCAAAGGTCCCTCACGCAAAATGTTGAGCATTTTTTTATCTTTAGCGTTCATAACCTAACTTTCTGAGACTAAATTTTGCGAAGTGTAGACATTTTGTGACCTACTTTTTTGTCTGTTGGTTTTCCATCTTTGTAAAGAGTAATTAGAACAGCAGGGTCGTCACTTGTTCCTTGTAAATTGAATGAAGAGCCGGGAACGCTCAATCTTCCTGAGCGCTCAACTCTGACTACTTTACCTCGAGCATTACCGCCTGAAGAACCCCAAGAAACCATATCGCCAACGCTAACTTGCTTTGCCTTCTTCATATCAAAAGCCATGCGCCGTTTAGCATCGGCAATCATTGAAGCGGCGTAACCGGTGACTCCATCAATACCGTTCTCTTTGACGGCATCTCGAATCATCTTGAAGTCAAGGTCTGATAAATGAGATAAAGGACCTTCGCGCAGAGTGTCCAACATTTTCTTATCCCTAATTTTCATATATTTTTTCCTTTGGTTTCTTTGGGTTCATAATTGTATCGACATGAACATCGTTCACTCCGGGGTCGCTTTTGTCTACTTCCAAATCGACAAATAATCTTTCGGCTTTGCCACCAATTGAGTAGCCGCGAATCTTTCCGTCTCGAACCATTTCCCAAGCCCAAGGCTCCCAAATCACTCCAAGAAAAACTGTGTTCGCAGGATAAGTATGTTGTTCTTCTTTTCCTTCAGGGGTTGTAATTGGAACTGTAAGAGAATGAGGAAATGCCATAACCTCCACCCATTCACCGGCAACTAAATCTCGATTGTGTTGGAGTCTGATACGGCGGTCATTGGTACGAACATAATCCCAAACCGCTCTTTGTAATTCATCGCTATCGGTCCATTCACCATGGGCATCTTCCATATCCGGGATATACATGGCTCCTAGTGTGTATCGCTTCTCGCCATCGGCTTTATTGACCGAAAATGCTCCAAGGGATTTCGCTTTAGAGACAAAAAAATTATCGACAATAGAATTGACTAAATCGCCATATTCATCACCTACCCATTCGTTAGGAAGAGACAAAAGTTTTCCTTCAGGCATTTCATCTAAATCATCTAAAATAGAATTGTAAACTTCTAAATAGTCGTCCGGTAATTGTGTTTCTTCAAAAGATTTTCCGCGAGAAGCCAACATAGTCATGTAGTTCCGCATTGGGACATCAATTTCAGCCATTACCTATCCTTTCTTTCCTTCGTTTTCTTTTGCCAAAAATGCGTCATAAGCGCCTTGGTCCGTAATTGTGACTTCTCCGCCTTTCACTTTACTTAGAATCAAATTCGGTTTTGAACCTGAATTATCGTAAAGTTTTACCGAATCAAACAAATCGGCGGCAATTGCTTGCCTGAAGGTTCCTGAAACTTGTGAATGAGTTTCTCTAACTGTTCCGACTGGAACATATCTTTTTGATTCTCCTAATGACCTTTCATTTGAACGCTCAACCGCCGTATCTGTTGGGACAGTTACATAATGTCCCTCTACCCTATATCCTTTGACTCTTGCCTCTTCAACCTTAGAAGCCAATTTACTAATTGCCGAATCGCCTGTTCCGTCAAGAACTACATCTTGTCCATTTCTAATAGCAACCGATTGAATGGCTTTAGCCAACATTGAAGATTCCTCATGAGAAAAAGACGCCGCGTTGAAGAAGTCCGCATCGTCACCGTTTCTCATTCTTCCATTTTCAGGCAGTCTTTCTTTCACATCATCGGCATTGATATAAACGGCTTTGCGCGAATCTGAAGCCGGAACATCTACAACACCTGCCCTTATTGCTGAAGTTTTGCCTGAAGCCGGACCGCCACCTAACATGTAGAAAGTTGGACTTGTGCTTTCAGGAATATCTCTTGTTGCCTCTGTAATTATTTGAGCATGAAGCAATCGACGCTCTTCTGTAAATTGGAATCCGCCTTGACCATCGGGTTCTAGGTGATGCCATAAAGAGTGTTCGGGGTCAATCAAAGTTTCGCCCGGATTTATTTTTCCGTCATCTGCCACGGCAACAAACTTGCCACCTCGCATAATTATTTTTTCAGGCATATCTTTTTTGTATCCGCCACTTGCGTCAGGATTAGAAACCCTGCCGCCAGCATCTCTTTTTATAGGTTGAGTTTTTCCTTCTCTAACTCGTCTTTCTCTTGTTTCTGTACCGGAGCCTCCCGATGCCCAATTACCGTGGCTAGATTGGTCGTGGTCGCCGTGCTTCTCTACCTTTTTAGCATTTTCGTATCTCTCGACCATTGCTTCAGCCCAAGAGAATCCAGCATCTCCACCCCACGCATCCCAAGCAACGCGACCAGCGGAAGGAAATCCTTTTTCGCCGCGACTAAATCCAACGGCTCTTTTATCTACTTCATGTCGAGAGAAGAAAGATTTCATGCGCTTCAAAGTTTCGATTGAAACACTTTCGCCCCGGGCTAATTGACCCGCTCTCGTTCTTCCAGTTCTAGTAAATCCGCCACCTGCCATGCCAGCATCAATCCATTCAATCGCTCTTTGCGCCGCGGAGCGAACGGATTTAGGCGGTGTGTATCCATCTTCTTCGGCTTTGCTAAAAGCATGAATCTGTCGAAGCCTTGCCTCGGCTTCTTCTTTTGAATCATAACTTCCGAAACTACGGGTTCCCTCTTCGTTGTAAACAACCCATTTTCCATCTTCTTCAACAATCATTTTTTGGACCGGCTTGACCCGCATCTGATAACCCTTGTAGGTCAAGAAGGTCTTGATGTCTCCGACCGTATCTCCGGTGGACTTGATAACATCTAGGACGGTTTCAGCCGGTAATCCGGAAAGGCTAGTTAGGTCCACGCCGTCAATGGCATCAATCAGAATCTCGTAGCCGTTCCAATCATCTTCGGGAATCTCCATACCGCGCCGACCCATCTCATTGAGAATCGTGTGATGAACCTCAATACTCGCCGGGGTTGCTTCCTCTGTGTGAACGCGCTTGTGTAAGGCTGTGAGTTTCTCAGCGCTCAAGCCAACTAATTTAGGAGCAATATCCGCCATGAACTAAGGATAGCGGACGCTATTCTGACTTGGGTTTATTTTTTTCTATGTGGGTTTGAATTAGTTTGATAAGACGCAACTCTTCTTTTGCCGTGCCTGATTGGTCATTGAGCATTTCGGGATTTGAGGCAAGCCATTCTCGATATGCCGCTTGAACCGCTAATAAGTCTTTTTCTCTGCTCATTATTGTAATTATACCCTAGTTTAGTTTTTCTTGCCACCGGGCGCGGGTTTTTCTCGCGCTGTTCCATCATAGACCATGCCATCTCCATCCATATCAATTGGACCCGCGAGAAGATTTCGACCTTCAGCAGTAAGACCCTTGGTGTAGTAAACGGCACGACCTTCAAGAAATGCTTTACCTACCCAATACTCTTGTTTTCCTCGACCATATCTTTCAATCTCAATCAATGATTTATCGGCTCCTAAACTCGCAAATTCATGAGGTTTTGGGAAATCATCAGCACTAATATCCTTGAATTTACCGTCAGGATTTTTCATACGCGCCAAAAGTGCTTTACCCTCGGAAATACTTTCTTTCCAGCCTCTTGCTACATCATCTCCAAAGTCGCGAGCAATTTCAGGCAAAGCATATTCTTGTTGCTGTAATCCCGCTTTGAAACTACTGTAAGTCTCATCAAGATGGTCTTTATCAAAATCGAAACCAGCGTTAGCCCAATGTCGAGCGCCATCTTCAAGACCAGCCAACATCTTCATGTGCGTAACGCCTTGCGAGATATACCAATCTTCAGATTGTTGTAAGAATTTTCCCCCAAAACCAGTACCACGGTAATTCTCATCTAATTCCATCCATTTATGTTCTACGCTCCAAGTCCCCGAAACAGGGTCTTTTGTAAAGATTCGTTCAATTGGATTGGATGTGACCAAATTTCCATTTTCATCGTAGACATTACTTTTGACATGAATACCAGCCCCATCAATAAATACTTCTTCAGTTTTTGAAGAAAGAGTGACAGATTTACCGGCATCAAGCCCAACTCGTAAAATACCTTCATGAGACATTTCATAAACACTATTGAATAAAGGTTTTAGTTCAGATAAATCTTGTGGTTCGCGCAAACTATCGCCGTTATTATTAGCAACTTCTTCTACACGCTCAATTTCATTAGTAATCATATCTTCAATTACTTCTTCGCGGATGTCATCGTATCTCTCTAATTTTTCATCTTCGGTAAACTCTTTACCTCGTTCTTCTTCAAGAACATCAAGGTTATCTTCAATTCTTTGTTCGACTATATCATTGAGGGTTCGCTCATTATCAATAAAGAATCTTGCTTTATCTTCATCAATATCTTGTGTTTTGTTTTCCTCTAAGGCTGAATCTAAATCTTTGAGAGTAGGACCTTTTTCTTTCATCGACATAATACGCTCGGACTCTTCCCGCGAAAAGCCCTCACCCTGTAACTCTTCTACTGTTTGAGCGCCACCACGCGCCCAATTGCCATGTTCAGATTGGTCATGCTCGCCATGCTTGAATACGGGTTTCAACCCATAGTCAAAATAAATTACTTTGGCTGGTCGTCTACTTTTTTGCCAGTCAATTTCTCCCAAAGTTCCTTTGCGTAGGCGTCCTTCTCTGCCTCTGACATTGCCGAGGTGTCTTTCCATTCCACCATGCGAACTTCCTTTTTTGACCCCACCTGTTCCTCCTGTATCTATTTCTCGTTGATTGACTACATCCCATATTTTTTTTTGGTCACGGCTGGCACCAAGACTGATTGCTTTATCCCTGTCCATGATGTTTTGAGATACATCAAGGAATACTTTACCCTCATTTTCCCAAGTTCCCAAATAATTTCTACCTGTGGCTAAATCCGCTGAGTGTTCCTTTTCGTATTCTCGTAAAATTTTCCAGCCTTCTTTTGGGTCATAAAAGTCTTTTGAGGGGACAATTCGGCTTAGACGGGTTGGCTTTGAGACCATGTACCCTTTATCGGGCATAGAACCGTCAGTCATCTTGATAGATAG